CAGGTTCTCTGCAAGCGTTTTCGCCGGGTCAGCGATTTCTTCACTTACTTGGCCGACATACGAGGCGATGGGGATAAAGTCAGGGTTTTCATCATAAAAGCGATCCACAGTCTTGTGGTTGTTTACCTGGGTGGCCACAATGTTGTCGATGGCCGCAGGCAGGATTTTAAAAAGACGTTCAATCGTCGCAGCTGAGGTCTGATTAAGCACGGCGTTGAAGTTCTCTGGGCTTTCCAAAGCGATTGAGAAACTCTCTTCGTTGACGAAAGCGATGGGAAGAGAAAGATCAGTCTCTCGCGCTGGTTCGGCCTTTCTCAAGCCGTTGACCTTGTCCGAGATCGCTTTGATTTGCTCCATCAATATTTGGTTCTGTTCGCGTAGTTGGGTAATCTCGTCAGCAGGGGCTTCAGCAGCGGCTTCGGCTTCATCCTCAGCCTTCGGCTCTGCTTCTGACTCTTCTCCCAACTCTTCGTCCTCGTTTGTCGGCGGTTCATCACTGGAGGTGTTACCGACCGTCCCGGACGCAAGATCGAGAGAAGAGTCATCGTCTTCGTATATTCGACCCACCAAGCCTGCAAACTCTGGAAGATCATCAAACTCATTGATCTCGTTGATCAAAGCTTCCCGTTGTGCCGCAGCTTCATCTTCGGCCTCATTTTCTAGTTCCTCACTCATAACGTACTCCCTCCTCTTCCATTATATTTTGTACGACGCTGAGAAAGCTCTGGACAATCTCCAGGCCGTCTAGCTGCCCACGTGTGGCTTCGATCTCGTCTAACGTACAGGTCCGGAGCAGAAGCGAACGAAGCTCGATCTGTCCTTTGATGAACTCTCGGATGTGCTCCGAGATTGGATTACTTTTGTAGTCTTTGATGTCTTGAGTTGTGAACTCGAACTCCCTATTGCATTGCATTTTGGTACTCCTGAAGTGGTACAATGTTTCCAGCCTGAGACTGGGCTTGGATCTGTTCCATAGGCATCTGAGCCGGCTGTGCGGGTTGCTGTGCTTGTTCGTTTACGAACTCCTCGAAGTTCTTTGCCCCGAGCTGCTTAGCCATGTGTTTGAAGACTCGTGGAATGTCCAAGCCGAGAACCTGAGCCATCTCTGGATTACTCATCAGAGTCTGGAAGATCATAATCCAAGCCTGAGAGTCTTCTTGCCCCGGAATAGTCCCATCAGGTGGGATCACGTCGAAGTCCACGGCAAGCGAGTCTGGGTCGATGCTCAAGTAATTCTCGTTCCCGTACTCTTTGCGCAGATTCTCGGAGTGTCTCCCCACGACTCGCGTAAACACGGCTTCGTTTGCCAACTGTTGTGTCTGCGAAGCGATCAGGTAACCAAGGTCTTGGTGAAACTGTATCCCAATCATACGAGCAAGCTGAGCCAGTCTGCTGGCGGCAGAGTTCTGAACTCCACGACTTTCAGTTGCCGTAACTCGGGCCGACGTCTTCCTCTGGACTCCTTGCAGAATGTCGGAGGCACCAGTCACGCGTTGGATTACGTCGAAGATTGAAGTCATGTCAGTCATGTGCTGACGAGTCACGTCGTTGACTGGGAATTGCATTATAGCGTCTTTGACCGAAGTACCCCAGGCCGCTTCACGGAGGCGGATAACTTTGCCCGCCGAAGGGTTTTGGACGTCAAACATGTTGACACGCTTCGGATCGACTACGAACATGTCGTTAACGGCCTTGCGAGCATTCATCACGTGAGAGTTGACAAAGAAGTCAACGAGTTCTTGAGCTCCGTAGGTCAGCTCAAGCCGGCTGATCGGACAGACGGAGCGGCCATCAGTGTCTGGACATGCTACAGACACAGGAAACATATCATGGTTGAAGCCAAGCTTCTCAGCCTGGATGATGATTTCGTCTCCAGCCACAGCGAAGATCCACTTCTCGGGGTACGCACCGGAACCAAGACCCCACTCTTCAGGGATCAGATTAACGTAAAGATAAATCACGTCTACCGGATTAGTGACACTCAAAGTGTCAAGCCGATTGGTGAAGTCATTCATTGGCCCATGCTCACGGATGCCACTGTCTTCGACGTGGACCAAGCTGTAGCCATTCGTGTGCTTAAGGTACCGAGCGTTGAAAAGGGAACCTTCTGAACCTTTCTCACGTGCGAGAAGTTCCATCCGATTCTCTCGCCGAACCCACCCTATGAACTCGCCCCGCTGGATTTCGTTAGTAGGCACATTCGGGTCTGGGATGAACGAATAAGGGTCGATGTTGTGAATCTCGTGTCCCTGAAACATCGTGCCGTGAACATATTTCGAGGCCCCTATCGGGGTGATGTCTGTGCTGTCACGAAGAACACGTCCAAGCTTCTCTACCCATATCGGTGTGCAGAGACCCATACCGTAGACGAAGGAATCTCTGTACGCCGTGCGCAAGTTGACCGCGGCTTTAGTCCGGATCATCTGAAGGTTGATGTGAAGTTCCAGGAGGGCAGCTCCTTCGACGTCTTCAGGCCCAACAGGTTCGTAGCGGAAAAGCGGATCGTTCAGAAAGCTAGCAGTCATGTAAGTCAGAAGAGTATCCAAAACGGCCATCGAAACTGGAACGACAATAGAAACAGGGGCCTTGTAGTCCGCAGCTTTCAGTTTCTTTTCCTCTTCGCTCAAGGAGACGTAAGAAGTCAAGATTCGGTCAAGTGAGCGCCAGGTTGAATACCGCTTGGACACTACAGAGTGTCCCGCCTGCGCACGCTCAAGAAGCATCGCAAGGATTCGTTTGTGCAATTCGCTTCCAGGTTTCCAGTTCTGGTCACCTTTGTACGAGTAGTGGTAGTTTGCGTCGTGAAGCGGCTTGTTGAACTCTTTATCTTCCATCAGATAAGCTCCCAGTTTTTAAGTGGCGCAGAGTAAGAGTCTTCCAGTTTCGCATACTCTTTCTCAATGTCTTCGTAGGTCTCAGTGTTTTGGTACTGATAAAAGTATTTGCTTCCTTCCTCCATCATCGGGATGATGTAAGCGAAAGCGTCCATCACGTCGAAGCGCCGAGCACGAGGGAAGGAGAGAAGTTGTTCTTCCAGCTGCATTGTGATGCGACTGTTGTGAAAAATCAGCCCTTGGCGGTAGAACGGAGCGAGACACTTGATTCGTTGTTCTTTCTTGTCCCTAGCTTTGAGTTCTACTATCTGGAGGTACCCAAGACCACGACGCATCAACTCGTTCTGGAGCGGGAACATGATGAACTCGTTGAGCGAGGTGACTTCGATTCCGATTACAAGAGCGTTCAACCGCTTGGCCATGTCAAAGGTGTGGGTGTATATCTCATCAGGCATAAACTTGCCCGCAACAATGTCTCGGACGTAGATCTTATTCGCCGCAGCGTCCACGCCACAGCCCACGATAGCGGACTCGTCGGAAGTCATCTTGATAGTCTTGGCCGGGTCGACAAGGATGACGGATTCGATCTTGCCATCCTTGAGGCTCTTTTGAAACTCCTCACTCGTTTCCTCATAGTAGAGGAAGTGCTTAGAGGAAAAGATACTATCCTCCGTCGAGATGGGGATGTTACGGTACTCGCGATAAAAAATGTCAAGGTCGCCATTCTTTTTGAAGCTTTCTGCAAGTTCGCGCACTTCTTCGTTCGAAACAAACTCGGGCCAGTTGCTCTCGTACTCGTCGTTGCAGAGAGAAAGCCGAATCGAGTCCCATTCAGGATCTTCAAGCAAGTTGTTAAGCAAGGAATCTTCATGGAGAACAGTTCCGATCATTATAACTTGCCAATCCTTCGACCCAAGGTCCACAGCGCCGAGAAGGTCCGAGTGGAACCATGTCCAAAGCTTTTTCCTCGACTCCGCATTGAGCACGCTTTCGGAGTCCTCAAGGTCGTCAATGATGAAGAGATCAGGACGCGAGTTCTTGTGCAACATCCCTCGGATTTGCTGTCCAGCTCCACGAGGGAAGATCTTGACACCGTTAACAGTTTCCCACTCCTCACGTGACCATTTTTCGGACTTCTGAGAACCAAAGATCTGAGTCAAGTCCACGTTGGAGACCAGCTCAGCTTTGAGATTCTCAGACTGAGTCACCGCGGCAGAGGCTGTACAAGAGACTGGGACGATGAACTTGGCCTCGTTAAAAATGATTTTGTGAGCTGGCAGAAGCATGTTCATTACGGAAGTCTTACCAAACCCACGTGGGGCGGCGATCAGCTTTTTTTGTCCTGGCCGCTTGATGAGGTTAAAGATATCGTAGTGCAACTTCGAGAACGGCCTATGGAAGCGTTGCGGAAAAAAGGTTCGACCGAAGAGCGGGATGTTCACACTGCACCGCGCGATCAGTCCTTCCGTCTCGGCGTCCAAGGACTCGACTTCTGGCGCACTCTCGTCAAAGGGAAGAAGAGACATTATAGTACCATTTCGGAGAGTGGAATTCTAGTGTCCCAGAGGGACAGCAGAAGCGTGTTATACTTTGATCCGGCCGCTTGAGTCGTAGACTCTGTTATTGCTAGCATCTTCATTCATTTTCAAGTAAAGAAGAGACTTGGTCAGGAGGTTACTTCCTTCACCGACCACATCAGGAGTCCCCACACCATCAGAGTACAGGACCATAACCTCTGGGTAAGTGACTGTGCGGTTGAGAAGTCTGAAGTCCGTCATGTATCCGCGAAAAAAGTTAGACTCCTCTGGCTCCATACCGATCCAAAGTGATTTGGACTTTTCCTCGAAGGTCTTGTAACCGCCGTGCTTGGTGACCCCAACTCTTTGGAGAACCCCGTTAAGGAAGAAAGAGATTTTAGTATACGGGTTCTGGGCAGCGGAGTACTCCGAGAAGTTCAAAACTATGTGATTCCACACTGGAACGGAAGGAGTAGCTCCTGCGTGAAAAATGATTGGAGCGGACTTCATTTTGAGATACTTGAGAGAATTCTTACCAAAGACGCGGAAGCGTAGGACACCTGTGTGCCGGTTCGGTCTCATCTCAACCAGCGTGACATCAAAGTCAATCTTCCCGTCGTACTTTTTCTTCGTCACAATACACCGGTCAGAGGCGTAGAAGTTAGTAGCCTCCGAGGCAGTGATCACGGAGCGTGGGTCTAAAGAGTCACCTTTGTCCCAGCTGTAGGTTGTGTTTAAGTGTTCAGGACTAATCCAAAAAGCGAGTGAGAAAGACGTCCCAAGACTGGGAAGATTAGTCACACGGATCGCTGTGTTGTGGTTGTATGCTTTCTTCTTGGCAAAGTAGAAAGGATGTAAGCCTGCGGTCTTGCTCCACGGGGAGCCAGGAACGGAGTAGATGGTTTCAGACAAGTCTAAGACCGTCGGTGAGTCGGTGTTGTAGTCTACCATATCACCAAAGCTCGAGCACAAAGCCGTAGTTTTGTTCGAGACGATGTCAGAGGCTTCCTCGTCGGCGAAGGTGAAGTGAAGGAGAGAAGCAGTCGAGAGGTCCATGAAACCGGAAGTCTGGTTGATCTCATTAGGAGTGGTCAAGACAGTTTTTTCCTCTTCCGACAAAGAGCTCCAATCGGTGTCTAAGATGTGAAGTTCGTCAAGCAGCAGATCACGAAAGATATACGTTTTGTCCTGGTCGAAGCCGATGAGAACGGGATCAGAAGTAATCTTAGTCGGAGCTCCGTTTAAAGAACCAGAACCGCTGTAGATAGTTGGAGTCACTTCGGTATAAAGCCCAGCTGTGATCTTCTTGAAGACATACGTAGCGATACTGTCAGATCTTCTCCAAGATACACCCATAAAGAACGGAACGAGGGAGTAGTTGGAGATCGCAGCATTGTATACGATAGGCTCTGTGGACTCTTCCGTACGAACAGTCAAAACAACGTCATCTGTGACGTTTTCCCCGTTGGCGTAAGTACGGACGATTTGAATCTTGATTGAACCTGAGTCGAAGAGAGTTACGGTATCAAAGGAAACTGCATCCGTACGCAACCAACAGGTGAAGCAAAACTCAGAGAATCCCTGGAGTCTTGGCTGGCTTCCAAAAGAGATGTATTGACCGGGAGTCTGGAAGTAGAAAGCCCCCGAGCCTGCAATCGGAGGAAGAGACACGGTTGCAGAGTGGAGAAC